TACCTAAAAATCCAAAGTTAGATAATATGCTTGAGTTATCTATCTCTAAAGTTATATTGCCATCAACTAAATTACCAAACACTCCACCTTCATCTCTTAGTTTAAATATTGAATCAGCAACTGATGAAACACCATTTGCAGCAGGTCCTATATTTCTTGGTGGATTTGTAGGTCCTGTTGGTTTATCATCCCCCTTTGGTTGTTGTATTGGAACACATATCTTTTTTACAGGGTCTAGTTTAAATCCTGGAGGACAAGGGTCCATTATTGGTTTATCAGGTTCAGTAGTAGGTGGAGGTGTTGTAGATATTCCAGGTCTTGTAGTTTCTATTTTACCTTTACCTATGTCTGGGAATTGTGTTTGATTAAATTGTGGTAGCATACCTTTTTCTATTTCTTTTAATTGTCTTGGAAAACCTTGTTCTTCTGTTCCATAAGTTATAACTGCATTAGGTCCTTCGTATGCCTCACCTTTAACATTCATAATACCATCGGTAGGTGTGTATACTTGTTGTTCCGTTTTAACAGATTTAACACCTGTTCTAAAAGGGAACATAATCCCTGATGATTCTTGTTCTAATATATCTGATAACTTATTTGCCATTACTGTTCAGTTGTTCCCGCAGGTTGAGTATTTGGTGCAACATTGCCACCTTGCCCTGGAGTCTGTGGAGTTCCAACTCCGATGTTGCCACCTCCAGACCCTTGTGGGTCTTGGTTATTTGCTCCTGCAGGTACTCCTCCAGTATTTGCCATACCGCCTTGTTGTTGGTTAACGCTTTGAGTTTGTTGATTTCCATTCATGTCTCCCATCATCTTCATAAATATTGCTGCCTTTTCTGGGTCATTAACTAATTGTTCAGGGTCTATATCCATAGACTTTGCAATCTCTTTTATAATACTGTGCCATTTTACAAAAGGTGCTAAGAACTGATTAGATGCCACTTGCATAAATGTCATTAATCTTTGTGACCTAACTTCTTTTGTCATAAGTGATGTTGTGCCTTGTGCTTTAATATTTAAATCACCTTGTATCTCTGGCACTTCTTTATTAAACTGCATGTTCCAATGAAATAAAGTTTCACCTAATGGCTTTAATAAATAATCATCTACATTTTTAATTACTGTTTTTATATTTAGTGCTGCAGCTCCCATCAACATCGACATACCTGAAGCTGTTCTAGTAGTAGATTGTATTCCTGTTTGTCCGTGTGAGTAAGAAGGTATACCTGTAGATTCATCTGCTAGTTGTCTAAATCTATCAAATATCTGCATATTCTCAGGTGCTGTGTTAGGAAACTTTAATCCATGTAAAGCTTGTCCTGTTTGTCCACTTTGTCTTCTAAATATTTTTCCGGGAAATACAGACATGTCTTGTCCTGGAACTAACATTGTTTCGTCTATATCAAAGACTAAGTTTCCTGCTAATGCTAAATTATCAATAGCCATTCTTGCATGACCATTCATAATTGTTTGTGCATCATCCATATTCTCAGGTATGCCCACGCCAAAGAATTGATAAGGATTGATTTCATAAGGACATACCATGAAGGGATTTCTTGCAGGTGTAAATGGATTTAATACTAATCTTAAAATGTGTCCATTAGATACCCATGCATTGATTTGTACTTCGTCTAAGTCATCATCAATATCATCAGGTATTTCTATTCCTGCTTCTTCTACAAAGTGTTTATCCATAACACCCCAATACTCTAAAATCTCATATCTATTTTTACTAAACTCTTCTTGATTCTCTCTATCAAACAAAGCTGTTTCATAACTTCTTGTTTCATAGTTAGAACCATAAGATAGTAAATCTTCGATAGCTGACTTTCTAAAGAATGGTCTATTCATTAAGTCTCTTACTTGAGAACGAGTATAGACATGTCTTTGAATTACATAGTCTGCATCTTCGATTTGTACTGCATCAGGGTCAGGATATAAATCCCAACAACTAACTGCTTCTACTCTTGGTACTAATTTTTTTGTAGGCGAGTATGCTCTCTCACCTTTTTCATTTAACTCCCACTTGTGTTCAGGCTTTTCATAATTGAATGGTCCTTTTAAAATACCTGTGCCTAGTAAACACATTTCAAATAATACATGACGCATAACAGATATTGCATGAGTTTCTTCTAATTGGTCATGGATAAGTTTCTCCATGTTCTTAGCAGCTTCCTCTGCAGGTTCTATTTGTGGCATAGTTTTTAAATCAGGAGCAGGTCCTTTTTCAAACCCTGCCTCTGCATACTTCTCTGCCAATCCATTTAAAATACTATCGGCGGTAGCTCCAGGAGACATCTCTCTTCCGTCTCCATCAAAACCATAGATATCCTCCATACGAGGATTCTTCATATTGTCTGGTTTTATATGTGCATATTCACTTACACCTGAAGGTACTTTAGTTGGAAATATCCCAATAGGAAATTTACCTTGCGAGAATAAAACTTCTATTAATTGTCCGTAAGCAGCAAGAACTTTTGTCTTTGTTACTTTAACAAAAACTCTAGACTTCTCTGAATCACGAAAAGCCATATCTGCACCATAGATACCTCTATAGTTTCGATAGCTTCGTAACCACCTCTTCTCATCATAAAGTCGAGCCTGTTCTGATTCTTTTAATCTAGATTCTATTAAAGAACCTAAATTATCAAAACTTTTATCTTCTTTATTATCTAGGGCAGTTACATCATCGTCTTCAGAAAATACTCCGCCTACTGTATTTTCGTGTGGCATTTAAATTAGTAATCTCTTTCGTCAGCTAATTGAAATACTTTTCCGTCAACATTGTTTTTGTTTTCTTTAGGGAAGTCTTTGTTAACGCCACCTTCTGCATAGTCTGCAGGTAATCCTGCTCCAGGCTTTACGACATTAATCTTACTATCACCTTGCTTAGATGCTTCGTTACCATACATATTTTCAGGTAAGTCACCTTGCTTGTATTGCTTCATGATTGCCATTGTTGTTTTCTCCTATTGTTATTTTGTGTGAAATCTTATCCATTCTTTTAATGCAGAATGACATAAGAGTTCTGTTAAAAAGTTTCCGTAAGAATTAACTATAGTCTCTTCTTCTTTTTCTTTTAAATGATACTGATAAAAACCTAAATGTAATAACTCATGTATTACGACATTAACAGCATCTGGACCACCTGCTTGTATCATCTCTCTATCTAAATATATTTTGTAGGGAGGTTTTACTACAAATGTTCCTTGTGCTTCAGACACTTCATACATTAGTTCGTGTGGTACACATACTAGTTGTACTGTAAAAGGTCCTACTGTTACATACTTGGGTAACTTCATTAGTAACCAAATATGCTATCTGCAGGTGCAGAATCTTGTCTCTCTGTAGATGTTAAGAAGTCATTGCCTCTTTGTGATACAGGATGAATAGGTCTACTCATACATCCATACCTAAGTGCATCGTAAGCATGGTCATCTGCAGTTGTATCTACATCTTCAGGATTATTTTTATCAACAGGTAGCATCGGTAATGTTCTAATTAAATTTAAACAATTACTAAATATAAACATACTAGGATATCCTGTATCTTCATCTACCCTTAATCTTTTGTGAACTTCTACTTTACCTGCTATTCTACTTCTAGGACTTCTGTCAGATTGTCTCCAACGACATCCTTCTTGTATCATAGTTTCTGCAATACTAGGTCCTATATCTCCTCGTCTTGCCCAAGTAGAACTATCTAGAATACCATATCTAATGTATTCGCCATCTTCCATTTCTAAAACTTTTCTTGCAAATATATCGGCGGTATTTCTTTTAGTGTATAGTTCTCTATATACAAATAAATTATTATCGTAATCTACTGCAAACCATAAACAACATGCAGGTGAACTATATCCCCAGTCTGCTGCTCTAAACCTCATCCAGTTTCTAGGAATGTCAAAAGGTTCTATCACATGAATCTGTCTATTAAATTCAGGGAATGAAGAACTTTCATATGCATCCCAATCACCCTCTAAGAATTGTTTCTTTTGTACTTCAGGTAAAGATGCCAACATAGCGTAATAGTCATCTGTCTGCATTAGATAAGGGTTGTCTTGTAACTTTGCAGGTATAAACTTTCTTGATATTGTTTTAACACCCATAGGTGTTGGTATCTCTACATCAAATCTTTTGTTTGATTCACAAGGGTCAACAAACATTTCTTTTACCCAAAGTGAACCAACATTTCCCGGATTTCCTGTTGCTCTCATGTACACAGGTATTTCAGGGTCTACACTTCTTAGTGATGAACGAAGAAAATTATATATATCAGGTGTTGGATATTGTGGTAATTCATCTATACCAATCCAAGTATAAGACTGTCCTTGATATCTTAATGCATCAGTTAAGTTTTCTGCATATCCAAATTCTATTCTAGCACCTGATGGGAATCTCCATTCTTTTTCTTGTTCTCTCCATTTAGCTCCAGGATATGCTTTGGAATATAATTGTTGAGAATGATTTATTAAATCTCTAAGTTCTGGCATTGTTCGTCTAATTAACAATGCTCTGTGATGTTGTTTATCACAATAACGAAGTGGGTCTACTAACATAGCGTAGGATTTACCACCACCTCTTGCTCCACCATAAAATACTTCTCTTTCTGATGATGCTAAAAAATCTGACTGTGGTCCTTGGTTAGGTTGAAAGATTACATCTTTTTCTTCAAAAGCTTTTTTTATTGTAGGTGAGGCTTCTTCTATATCTTTAGTATCTATAACTGTTTTAACTTTACCCTCTAAAACAATATCTAAATCTTTTATTTTTTTATTTTTAGTTTGTAGTTTACTTCTTTCTTTATCTAATTCTCTTTTAGCTTTTAATACTCTATCTCTTTGATAATCTAATTGTTCTCTAGCTGATTCTCTTGCTTTCTTTTTTATATTGTTTTTATTTACAATCTTATAAAAACCTTGTCTTGTAATTTTTCTTTTTGTTTTAGAATAAATATAATCTACACACTTTTGAAGTGACTGCCCTTTTTTGTGAAGTTTGATTGCCTCTTGTAGTACATCTAATTCTTCAGGAATCGGAAGAACTATCTTCGGGTCGTCTTCTGATTTTTTATATCCAAAAGGAATTAATGTACCTCTTATTTTTTTAGGTTCATACATTCTTTGGTGGTAAGATAAATATCCCGTGTTGGACTTTGGCATTTACATCAATGCGTTCTGTTTTAGATATTCCAACTCTATCTAAAATTTGTTTAGCTGCTTCTAATCTAACATTAGCACCAGGAATACTTCCATCTTCATCTAATGCATTTACCATTCCCATAACAGCTTTTGGAGAATGTGTAGCTAATACTGCTTCTGCTCTTTCTATTATTTCTTGTTTTAAAGATTTAACAACTGACTGATAATTACTCTCATCATATCCTGCAAGTTTAGCAGCCTGTCTTGGATTACCATGAGCATCGCTAAATAAATGTTTTAAAAAACTTTCTTGCTTCTCTGTTATCTGTTTACTTTTTTCAGGAACTAACATTTCTTACCTTTTGTAAATGTCTCTCTGTTCTTTCTTTTAACCACTCAGGAGACTTTCTAATACCTACTTGTTCTTCTATTTGTCTTTCTTTCATTTTATTACGGGCAGCACTTATCATCTGGTCTCTACCTTTATGTTCTGCTCTTTCAATAAAACTTAATCTTGGTGCTGTAATTATTTGTTCTATATTTTTATCTTTTAATAATTTTTCTCTTTCATCAAAAGATAAAAGTTCATCCCAAACTTTTTTTGTTTTTTTATTTTTAAATGTATATAGTGGCATTACTTTACTATCTCAAAATATTTTTTTTGATATGCATTTAGTTCTTGTATTGTATTTACTTCAGTGTCGTATTCACAAAGTTTTTTATATAATGTTTTATCACTCAACCAACTTCTACCATTCCAAAATTCAAATCCATCAAATCTAGATTTATATATATTTGACTTTTCATATCCGTAAGCTAAATAATACTTTTTACATTTATTTTTGATGGACCAGTCTATCTCGTATAAAGTTGCATATGTTCCCATTCCTAATTTTGGATGTTGATAATCCCAAGCAAACTGACCCGTTAGAACATGTTTACTATCGAAAACTTTTAACTCCGTAAATGCTATCGGTTTATCTTTGTGATAATAGATAAAATATTTCCAATCAATGTTGTCTTCTTTTTTAAAAAACTCGCTTTCTTTTTCAAAGTCCGTTTCATGAAATTTTTTATATCTAATATATTTTTTATAAATATCGGAAATAGTAGTGAAAAGTGTATCATCTAATTTATCATGTACCTCTACTGTTATATCTTTTTTTCTTAATATCTTTCTTTGTTTTTTACTAAATGTAAATTTTTTTAAAAGTAATCTTGTGTTCCTAGCGTTAATCCAAGTTAGTTTATCTAAATCTGTATAATACCATGATAAAGGTATCCATCCATTTTCAAAAGCCTGACAATATTCTTTTTCTTCAAAGTTAGCTAAAGCTAGAGAATAAATTAAATCGTGGTTAGTTAGTTTGCCAGTAATATGGTCAAAGAATAATTTCACTAAGGTCTTTCAAACTGCGTCATGTATGAATCATCAGTTGTGACATCTTCCTCTCTAGTATTCTCTACTGTATAAAAATTTTGGTCTATCTTATATCCTGGATTTTCTGTTAGTCTTTTATCCATGTATGCATCATCATACCAAATGGTTCTATTGTTTGGATATGCAAAAAAGTTTCCGTCATCCATTCTAAACATGTGGGCGCATTTGTGTTCAGGGTCTTCACTAAAGTTAGTATCTAACATTGCTGCTTTGTTTTCCCATGCCCAATCTATTGTAAACATGTATGTGCCTTTTCTTTTAACACCTTTATAGTCTACAAGTTCTGCTCTCATGTTTGCTAATCTATTTCTTCTATTAACATCAACATAAGGTGAAAAGCAATCCCAATACTGATGTATATTTAAATTATGTTTGGGTGCATCTTTCTTCCAACAAAATGCATGAATAGGTCTTCTTGTCCAGTTTACTCCGTTGGGTAATAAACATTCAAATAA